GATTCGGTCGGGTTAAACTGCACGCCAGCTCCCCACGCCAGAGAGGTGTCGCTGTGGCGACCGTCATCACTTCCGGTCAGCACATCGTGCGTTTTCCCCTTGTTGTCAGTTACGCGAAGATAATCCCCGGAGAAAGTCGACACACGGCTGTAAGCCACACCCGCCATCGCATACGCGCTGAACCATTCATTCACGCGCACAGACGGCCCCGCCATTACGCTGAACCAGCGGTTACGCACGGAATCTTCATGCCAGCGGGTATCGCTGTAGCGCGTTTTTTGCTCATCCTCAGCATTGGCATAACTGAAGGACGTAATCAGCCCCAGCGCGTCCGTAAACTCATAACGGTATTTCACGTTAATCCCGTTCAGATCATCACTACCGGGAACGTTCGTCGAGGCATGGAGATACCCCGCGCTCAGCGTGGACTGATGTTCTGCTGCACTCGCTGGCGTAGCAGCGGCGACCTGCCAGACTACTGCGGACAAAATAACAGCACATAATTTACGCATAATTACCTCTCGCTTTTCTGCAATAAAAAAGGCACCATTTCTGGTGCCCGTATCTGGGTTATAAAATTCAGCTAATCGTGATGCCTGCAGTGGCTTTCTTCATCACAACAACCAGCAAATCGCTGATACTTGCTGTGGGATACCAGCCATTTACCAGCCATGCTGACACCGAAAACTCCAGCGTCATGTGACCGTGACCGGCAGGCATATCAATAACGCCACTGTAAATCAGCGTATTATCCAGCGCGGTACGGTTATAAATTTCAGCACCGTTTTTCCGCACTATCAGACGGCATGAGGAGTAAATATCAGTATGCTCTCTCTCATGCTTAGCGCCACTGAATGCCACAGCCGGAATAACAATTTGCCGGTCAAACGGCTGATCGTCATAAACCCTGACGGTAATGGTCCCTGATGGCCACCGCTCCGGTGCCCGGGAGTCACGGGGGAAAGCTTTGCCCACTGTTTTAACGAGATCGCCTTCAATCTGGTTCGCGGACAGTTTTCCCAGAACCCGGCAGTTCTCGTTAATCGTGACGTTGTTGAGCGTCCCGGAGTTCGCATTCACGTTACCGCTGATATCGGCATTTTTCGCCGTCAGCCGCCCGTCCGGTGTCAGGGAAAATGCCGGAGGATTACCGCCGCTGGTAATGGTGGGGGCCGTCAGGCGCTTCAGGAACACGTCGTTCATGAATATCTGGTTGCCCTGCGCCACAAACATCGGCGTTTCATTCCCGTTTGCCGGGTCAATAAACGCGATACGGTTAGCGGCAACCAGGAACTGGCTCAGTTTGCCTTCCTCCGTATCCTCCATGCTGAGGCCAAGCCCCGCGACATAATGTTTGCCGTCTTTGGTCTGCTCAATTTTGACGCCCCACATGGCATTCCATTTATCGTTGGCGTCCTTCCACTCTTTCGAAAACTCCTCCAGTTTGCTGGCGTTATCTTCCGTCAGCTCAAAGTTTTCCAGCAGCTCCTTGCCGAGATGCGTTTTATTGATCAACCCTTTATAAAAATTCAGATAACCTTCCGCATCATCGCTCGCCCGACCAACTGCCTCCACAAATGCCGATTTACCAACGGTGTTCACGCTGCGGATATAAAAGTAATAATCATAACCCGGCTTAATATTGCTACTGGCGGCTATCCAGTACAGCGCCGTACCAAGATAACGCGCGCTGGTTTCAACCTGCCTGATATCGATAATCCGCTTTTCCGAGAACCAGAACTCAAACTGCACCGTCGGGTCATATACAGCCAGTTTCGGGACCGCTGTTATCTGAAAATACCCTGGTATCAGTTCAATAGTGACAGGCGCTGCCGGTGCCGCAATCCGGAACGATACCGACGCCGGATCGCCCTGCTGCCCCCACGCATTTACCGCCCGGACTGTCAGCCTGTAGTTCCCCAGCGCCAGTTGCGTGAAGCGGTATGTGGTTTCCGTCGTCCGGGCCGTGCTGACCAGCCGCTCACTGCCGTCATCCGCTGTTACGGTCAGACGGAGCAGGAAGCTCACGCCCTTCACCACCTTCGGCGTGTCCCAGCGCGCCAGCACCTGATATTCCCCGCTGTCTGCGGTGACTTCGGCGGTCAGGTGCTGCACCGCTGGCGGCGTGACACCATTCACCGTGCCGCTCTGGTCGCCGTCAAAGTACGCCCCGTTATCCACGATGGCTTCTTTTTCCGGTACATGCTGCACGGCAGTGATGGCATACGTGCCGTCATCGTTATCACGGATACTCACACAGCGGAACAGGCGCTGACGCAACGTCGGCAACTTCAGCCCCCACACACTGTATTCTGCAACGCCGTCAGGAACCCGGTTCACTTTCACCTTAAGTCCGTCGGTGACGGACTGAACCTCCACGCTGACCGGATTACCACTTCCGTCAACCAGGCTTATCAGCGTGGTACCGGAGGATGGCAGCGTGATTTCACGGTCGAGCGTCAGCGTCCGGGTCTGGCTGTTCACCGCCAGCACGCGACCACCGGTGCTGATACCGGCATAGTCATCATCGAAGATTTCAATAACATCGCCCGGTACATGGCGAAGCCCTTCAGCACCCACGCTGAAATCCACGGTCTGCGTCTCCAGCAGTTCCGTTTTAATCAGCCACAGCCCGGCGCGGTGTGCCTGCCCCCGGCTGGTACAGCCAAAGGCATCCATCTTCGTGACATTACGACCGTAACGGGCAATGGCCTGCGTATCTTCAACAAGCTCTGTCGCCGTCTCCCAGCCGTTGTTCGGGTCAATCCAGTTCACCTCAACGGCATTATGGCGGTCCTTCAGGGCGCTGAAGCTGTAGCGGAACGGCGCGCCATCATCCGGCATCACCACATTACTGCGGTTATAGGTCCACACCTTATCTGATGGTCGGTCCTGCACGAACGTCAGCGTCTGCCCGTTCCATACCGGCATACAGCGCATCGCCAAGCAGAAATCACTGAGCACATCCCACGCCTTGCGCTGTGTGGTCAGGTATGCATTACAGGTGATGCGCGGCTCCGTGCCGCCAAAGCCGTCCGGTACTGACTGGTCGCAGTACTGGCCGATGACATACAGCGCCCATTTGTCCACATCCGCCGCACCAAGACGTTTCCCCATGCCGTAGCGTGGATGGGTCAGCATATCCCACAGACACCAGGCCATGTTGTTGCTGTATGCCGGTTTAAACGTTCCGTCCCAGATACCGCTGTATTGCCGCGTCTGCGGGTTATAATTCGACGGCACCTGCAGAATACGCCCGCGCAGATGATAATTACGGCTCACCTGCTGGCTGCCGAACTGCTCCGAGTCCACCTGCACGCCGACCAGTGCCGTGTTCGGGTAGCACTGTTTCACATCGATAATTTCGGTGTATGACGACCAGAGCGTTTTGTTCTGCAGCTGGTCTGTGGTGCTGTCCGGCGTCATCCTGCGCATCCGGATATTAAACGGGCGCGGCGGCAGGTTATCCACCACCACCGAGGCCAGATACTGCGAGGTGGTTTTGCCCTTAATGGTGATGTCTTTTTCCGTCACCCAGCCACCGTTACGTTGTATCTGAACCAGCAGACGGACTTCCGACGGATTCCTGTCACCCTTTGAGGTGGTTTCCACCAGTGCCTGTACACCGAAGGTAAAGCGCAGACGGTCGATGTTTGCAGACGTAATGGTGCGGGTGATCGGCGTGTCATATTTCACTTCCGTACCCAGCACCGTCTCGGAGCCGGAGGATTCAAACCCCTCCGGCGGTGTCTGCTCCTGCTCACCGGCACGGAACACCACCGTGATACCGGAGATGTTGGTATTCCCCTCAGTGTCCAGCACCGGCGTACTGTTCAGCAACACGCTTTTTAATCCATCCACCGGACCTTCAACCGGCCCTTCGCTGATGGCATCGATCACACTCAGCAACTGCGTGGACTTCAGGTTGTCCTTCGCTTCGCGCGGGGTATGCCCCTTACTGCTTCCTTTACCCATTCCTCACGCTCCATAAATGACAAAACCGCCCGCAGGCGGTTTCACATAAAACATTTTGCATCAGCGACCAATCACCACAACCTGACCACCGTCCCCTTCGTCTGCCGTGCTGATCTCCTGAGAAACCACGCGAGACCCCACGCGCATTTCCCCGTACAGAACAGGCAGAACATTGCCCTGGGCAACCATGTTATCCAGTGAGGAGAAATAGGTGTTCTGCTTACCGTTATCCGTTGTCTGTGTACGGGGAGTTCTGGCTTTCGGTGCCAGCATCTGCGCCACACCACCGAGCACCATACTGGCACCGAGAGAAAACAGGATGCCGGTCATACCACCGGCCCCAATGGCTGCCCCCCATGCTGCAAGGGTGGCTCCGGCGGTAAAGAATGATCCGGCAATGGCGGCAGCCCCCAGGACAATCTGGAATACGCCACCTGACTTGGCCCCGGCGACTCTGGGAACAATATGAATCACAGCGCCATCAGGCAGAGTCTCATGTAACTGCGCCGTTAACCCGGACGTGCTGACGTCCCGCCCGGCAATCCGTACCTGATACCAGCCGTCGCTCAGTTTCTGACGAAACGCCGGGAGCTGTGTGGCCAGTGCCCGGATGGCTTCAGCCCCCGTTTTCACACAAAGGTCGATGCGGCGGCTAAATCGTTGCAAATCCCCGTAAAGGCAGATGCGTGCCATTCCCGGTGACGCCAGAGGGAGTGTGTGCGTCGCTGCCATTTGTCGGTGTACCTCTCTCGTTTGCTCAGTTGTTCAGGAATATGGTGCAGCAGCTCGCCGTCGCCGCAGTAAATTGCGGCGTGATTCGGCACCGATGAACCAAAACAGCACAGCAGCACATCGCCCGGCTGTGCCGCTGACAACGGCACCTGATACAGCCCCGTCGCCTCCAGATTATCCAGATAGAGATTCTGGCCGTTACGCCACCAGTCATCCTCACGATGAAAGTCCGGCATCTCAATCCCCGCCAGATGATAAGCATCCCGGAACAGTGTGTAACAGTCCGTCACACCGTGCTCAAAGCGCCGCCCGGTGAGATGCGGCACACAGCGGAACTTATGAATCGTCCCCCGGCAGACCAGCCACCACGGCAAATCACTCTGCACCTGCAGCCGCCGGTCGGCCTCACTCAGCCAGGGCAGACCACCGGGGTGGCTGTGGACCAGCGCCACAATCTCACCCTGCATTTCTGCCTGCTGCCAGTCTTCCGGCGACATACGGAAATACGCCTCCGGCTCACCGGAGATATTCACGCAGGGAAAATATCTTTCCCCTTCCGGCGTTCTCACCACGAAGCCGCACGACTCCGCTGGCGCACATCGCCGGGCGTGCGCCAGAATCGCTGATTCTGTCTGTGTCATGGGATTTACTGCGAAAGTTTGTTAATGGAAAGGAAGCCGCCAAAGTTGCCGACGTTATTGCGGAACTTACAACCGCTCAGGCATTTGCTGCATTTATCCTTCGTGATATCGGACGTTGGCTGGTCATATTCATCCGCGACAGCCGGACCGCTATAACCGCACTCGTCACCGCGATAGGTCCAGGTGCAGGTGTTGGCCAGCATGATACGTCCCGGAAAAACAGCGCCATCCGTTTCCGTCGGCGTGGACAGTACAAAGGAGGCACTCACCGCGCTCAGTTCGCTGCACTGCTCGATGCGCCAGCGGCTGATCACCTCCTGCTCCGGATCGGCGTCACTGTTTCCGTTGACGAAGTTCACCGCATCCAGAAAACGGGCGTAAACCTTACGCCGGACCACCGTTCCGCCGACCAGACTCTGCAGATCTTCCGCCATCCCGGTGACCATACCGTACAGGTTAGAAACCGTCAGCGTGGGGCGCGTACTGGTGCCTTTGCCATTCAGTTCAAAACCGCTCCCCTGAATGGGATACGGCTGATACTGTCGCCCCTGCCAGGTGACCGGCTCACCTTTTTCGTTCTGCTCATTACAGAAAAAATAACGTTCTCCACCGACCTCTGTCAGGTCGACTTCCCAGAGCACCACGCTGGCCGACTGCTCCGCACGGGTGCATTCATTCAGTGTTTCCTGCCGGATATCCTGCATCAGTTCACCACCTGTTCAAACTCTGCGCTGAACTCAACACGCAGCATACTGACCCGCGACGACCATTTTGCGCAGGTCACCTTTATCTGCCGCCACTCATAAGGCGGCGTCCACAGAAAGGATTTCCAGCCCCCGTGCTCTTCCAGAAACGACTCCAGTACCGTGGCCTCCTCACGGGGGACAGAAAGCGTCACGCTGTACGTTTTCAGGTTGGCATTCAGCCCGGCAGGCGCTCGCTGGGAATAGCCATCACCAAAGCGCACCTTTCTTACAGAAGGGGCCGAAGCCACATCCATACCGGGTTTCACTTTCCAGCGGAAGGTTTTCATCGTCCACCTCCGGAGAACAGGCCACCATCACGCATCTGTGTCTGAATTTCATCACGGGCACCCTTGCGGGCCATGTCATACACCGCCTTCAGAGCAGCCGGACCTATCTGCCCGTTCGTGCCGTCGTTGTTAATCACCACATGGTTATTCTGCTCAAACGTCCCGGACGCCTGCGACCGGCTGTCAGCCAGACTGCCCGGTGTACCGACATAACCACCGGTGGCATAGCCGCGCATCAGCCGGTAGAGATTCCCCACGCCAATCCGGCTGGTTGCCTCCTTCGTGAAGACAAATTCACCACGGTGAACAATCCCCGCTGGCTCATATTTGCCGCCGGTTCCCGTAAATCCTCCGGTTGCAAAATGGAATTTCGCCGCAGCGGCCTGAATGGCTGTACCGCCTGACGCGGATGCGCCGCCACCAACAGCCCCGCCAATGGCGCTGCCGATACTCCCGACAATCCCCACCATTGCCTGCTTAAGCAGAATTTCTGTCATCATGGACAGCACGGAACGGGTGAAGCTGCGCCAGTTCTGCTCACTGCCGGTCAGCATCGCTGCCATATTCTGTGCAATACCATCAAAGGTCTGCGTGGCTGCACTTTTTACCTGCGACATACTGTCCGTGGCGCTCTCTTCCCACTCACTCCAGCCGGACTTCAGGCCTGCCATCCAGCTCCCGCGAAGCTGGTCTTCAGCCGCCCAGGTCTTTTTCTGCTCTGACATGACGTTATTCAGCGCCAGCGGATTATCGCCATACTGTTCCTTCAGGCGCTGTTCCGTGGCTTCCCGTTCTGCCTGCCGGTCAGTCAGCCCCCGGCTTTTCGCATCAATGGCGGCCCGTTTTGCCCGTTGCTGCTGTGCGAATTTATCCGCCTGCTGCGCCAGCGCGTTCAGGCGCTCCTGATACGTAACCTTGTCGCCAAGTGCAGCCAGCTGGCGTTTGTACTCCAGCGTCTCATCTTTATGCGCCAGCAGGGATTTCTCCTGTGCGGACAGCTGGCGACGTTGTGCCGCCTCCTCCAGTACCGCGAACTGACTTTCTGCCTTCCACAAATCCCGGCGCTGCTGGCTGATTTTCTCATTCGCTCCGGCATGCTTCTCCAGCGTCCGGAGTTCTGCCTGAAGCGTCAGCAGGGCAGCATGAGCACTGTCTTCCTGACGATCGCCCGCAGACACCTTCACGCCGGACTGTTTCGGCTTTTTCAGCGTCGCTTCATAATCCTTTTTCGCCGCCGCCATCAGCGTGTTGTAATCCGCCTGCAGGATTTTCCCGTCTTTCAGTGCCTTGTTCAGTTCTTCCTGACGGGCGGTATATTTCTCCAGCGGCGTCTGCAGCCGTTTGTAAGCCTTCTGCGCCTCTTCGGTATATTTCAGCCGTGACGCTTCGGTATCGCTCTGCTGCTGCGCATTTTTGTCCTGTTGAGTCTGCTGCTCAGCCTTCTTTCGGGCGGCTTCAAGCGCAAGACGGGCCTTTTCACGATCATCCCAGTAACGCGCCCGCGCTTCATCGTTAACAAAATAATCATCCTTGCGCAGATTCCAGATGTCGTCTGCTTTCTTAAACGCAGCCTCTGCCTTAATCAGCATCTCCTGCGCGGTATCAGGACGACCAATATCCAGCACCGCATCCCACATGGATTTGAAGGCCCGCGCAGTCCTGTCTGCCCAGGTCTCCAGCGTGCCCATGTTCTCTTTCAGGCGGCGGGTCTGGTCATCAAACCCTTTCGTTGCGGCCTCGTTCGCCGCCTGCAATGCCCCGGCTTCATCGCCGGAACGCTGCAACTGAGCAACATACGCAATCTGCTCCGCCGTCACGTTATGGAACTGGCGTGCCATCGCCGTCAGCCCCGACGTCGGGTCTGTGGTCAGCTTCCCGAAGGCTTCAGCGACCTTGTCCACCTCCACGCCGGATGCAGAGGAGAAACGCGCCACACTCTGGCTGATGAACGCAATCTGAGCCTCACCGCTTACCCCCGCCTTAACCAGTGCGCTGAGTGACTCGCTGGTCTGGTTAAACGTCAGCCCTGCCGCCTGCCCGGCTCTGGACAGGACCAGCATACGATCTGCCGTCAGTCCCGCCTGATTGCCGGAAAGGACCAGCGTTTTGTTGAAATCGGACAGGGTTGAGTTGCCCTGATACCAGGCATACGCCAGCGCACCGGTCGCCACCGCCAGCGAGGTGGCCCCCACCATCGGCAGGGTGATCGCACCGGCAAGCCCCCTGAACATGGGGATCATCCCGCCTAAGGAGTCCTTCACCTGCCCCCCCTGTTGCAGCAGGATCAGCCACGGACTTTGCCCGCCTGCAAGCTACGTGGCCACGTCGGTGAACTGTGCAGGCAGCATACGCATGGCGGCTTTATACTGCCCGACGGAAATCCCCGCTTTCTGTGCAGCCAGCGCCTGTCGGCTCAGCGACTGTTCAACGACTGCCGCTGTTTTTTTCGCATCACTTTCCGTACCGGAAAAATGACGCCTGACTCTGGCCATCTGCTCGTCAAATCTGGCCGCATCCAGACTTAAATCAACGACCAGATCGCCTACCGGTTCAGCCATACCGGACTCCTCCTGCGATCCCTTCTGATACTGTCATCAGCATTACGTCATCCTCCGTCATGTCCGCCACATCCGGGGAAGCGGGGATAACTTCATTCCCGTCCGGGCCAAAGCGGACGCCTCCGGCAAGCCCTGCCGCTTTCTGCATCAGCACATCATCTTCAGGCTCTTCGTCAGCCTCACGCCGGTTCAGCAGACTGAAATCCAGCGGATGCATATCCGGATCGCTGAAAAACAGGCTGAGCACGGTGTACGTCAGCCCGGAAAAGTGCATATCCAGCAGAACATCATGAAAATAATGGGTACTGTAAAAGCGGTGCCAGTCGGCATACTCCGTGGATGACATCCCGGCAAGCATGGCACGCCAGTCGGGTCGCCCCATCTCGCGCGCCAGTTTCAGGGCAAAACTCAGCTCACCGTCGAACACTTTCCCGCAGAAACAGGCTCTGCAGGCCCGGCGTCCTCTGCCTGTTCAGGGGCATCATTCACCACAAACTCATACATACCGGACAGCCGGTACACCACGTTTTCAGCATGAGAAATTGCCTCTGTGGGCCAGGTGGTAAGCACTTCCTGCTCAATCTGTTTAACGGCTTCATTCATGGAAGGCTGCTTTGTCTTCTGCGGATGGTTATGCCACAGGGACATCGCCACCACAAAAGCACCGGTTCTGATGGCGTCTTCCACTGTAAACTTCCGGTTACTGTCTGACTCCGCCTGTTCTGCCTGCCGTTTCATCAGGGCGAGATGCTCAATACGCTGCAGGGCTGAAAGTTCAGAAAGCGTGACGGTCACGCCGTTATGTTCAAATGATTCGGTTTTCAGGAACATCGCTGACTCTCCGGATTAACTGTCGGTGACAGTGATTTCTGCAACCGCAGCAAGTTCACCATTACCGGATACGACCGGAATGTTGACCTTGCCTGCAGCAACACCTTTCACGGTGATGGTCATACCACTGACCGACACGGTGGCTTTTGTTTTATCCGCAGACACCGCACGGAAGCTCTTGTCGGTTGCGCCTTCCGGCTGGAATGCCACGGTCAGCGTGGTGCTCTGCCCTTTCACCACCGAGGTGCTGGCAGGCGTCACGGTCATGCCGGTTGCCGCTGTGACCGTGCTGCGATCTTCTGCCATCGACGGGCGTCCCACATTGGTGACCTTCACCGTGCGGGTGATCACTTCCTTCGCCGTCACCGCTTTACCGATACTGCTGACCCAGCCACGGAACACATCGACCGTGCCGTTCGGGAAGCGGATTTTATAGGCACGGGTATCACCTTCATTAAACCACGCCAGCAGCGCCTGCTGCCCCTGCTCTCCGGGCATCCACGCCAGCGTGAAGCTGGTATCTCCGGCTGATTTCTGCCCCTGCCCGGTCGCAGTCCAGTCCGCATCTTCATCATCGAGATAGCTGTCGTCATAGGACTCAGCGGTCAGTTCGCCGGGCGTCAGGTCTTTAACTTTTGCCAGACGCGACCAGTCAACGTCTGAAAGCGGATTCGCATAAGGGTCACCGCTCCCCTTATAAACCCACAGGGTGGTCCCGGCACCTTTCACCGGCATTACAGGATTTGGTACAGGCATAGCGTCCTCACATTTCATAGGTAATGACATAAGTCAGATCGGCTGAACTCCACAGGCCCACATCATCATCGCGTCGGTAGTCATAGCCACTGGCCACCATACTGGTGATCAACTCTGACAGTGCCGGGATATCGCTCATCACCGGGTAAATCCGGGACTCCATCCACGTGTCCAGCTCTGAATCCGGCACCTGAGCAGGCAGAAAAACTTCAATATGCAGCTCCGCCTGCCAGGTATCGCAGTCCAGCTCTTCGCCCGAGTATTCAGCGCCGGTGAGATAAACGGCAATTGCCGGAAAATCCGCCTCATCAAAAACAGCGGGGCGACCATCAAACAGCGTCGCCCCGTGTTCATGCTGCTCGAGTGCATCCAGCACTGCAGCACGGATATCAGTATGTTTCATCGCTTTATCACAATCCTTAGTTGTTGTTTCAACGCATAGCTCAGTTCTTTTGGCAGACGTTCTCGCCGGATACGGTTAACGTTCTCATCAAAAGCCTGCTTCAGTGGGGCCGCCATCGGAATTTTAACCACCTGAATGGGAAGACGATTACGCTTTTTCCTTCCTTTATCGTCATTGCCCTTCGCATACCGGGCTTCTGGCAAACGTTGCATAACATGCCAGCGCCCATTATTTAATCGCTGGATGAATGCCCGCTGATAACGATGCTGACCGGCTTTAAGTATGCTGTTCGGACGATGACCAAGCATCCTGATCCCCAGCTTAATAGCAGGGAGATCACCGCGGTTAACGATAATTCTGGCATTCGGATTTCTGACCGTCGCCCGTTTCAGTCTGGACCGTTCCTTTACCAGTTTCCGGCTCACCCTGGTCTCCCGGGCAACCTGTGATGAAGACTGATTAATCGCCGTTGTAGCCACGCGGTTAATAGCCATTGCTGAAGCCGACGGAATGGCGTTTTTACGAACCCGGCTCAGATTTTCAATCGCCTGATCAAGCCCTTTTATCGCCATAATTCACCCTGCGTTTATCGTCGCCGGTTAACTGCGGGTGGTTGCCCACGGTTCAGCCAGAGATAACAACTGCCCCCGTCATCCGGAGAAACACGATCCACCCAGAACGTCTCACCATTAATGGTCAACGTGTCACCACGCCGCACGGCACGAACCGTATCCGTCCGCACAAATAATGACGGGCTGCTTCCTTCAATACGGATCCCACTACTGGCAAACCCCAGCGACTCCGGATCGTCAAAAACCCCCTGAACTTCGCCGCCACGCTGTGCACCGGAGGTGAACTGCGCACTGATGCCCATCACTTCAACAATCGTACTGTCCACCCCGGCAAGGGCGGCATCAAAGGCATTCTGAAAATCACGCATAAACAGCCATTCCACCATCAACGTGTGTTTTTGCATCTGAGGACATAATCAGAATCACCCGACCAACATCCGCAAGCTCAACGGATTCCCCCGTTTCACCATCAACGCCACAGAGATGGAGGCAGGTCAGAACTCTGATGCGCGTTAACGCGCCGGATGTTTCCTCACGAACATCATGAGCCGCGTTTTCCCTCTCCCGGATATCCATATTCATAACCTGTACATCATCGCCGGATGACTGCATTTCCTCTTCCCATTCTGCCACCCGCTGCGCTATCTCTGCGGCACTCCCGGATATATCCGGCTCACGCCCCAGAATCAGGGCCAGTTCATCAAGCCGTTTCAGATTTTGCTCTTTCGTTGCCATATCATCCCCCTGTGAAAAAAGACACGGGGGCATTTCGCCCCCGCTCACGGATTATTTCACCTGTACCACCACAAACTCATCCGGGTCCGGCAACACCATCAGCGGCGCGGACTGCGTCATGGTAAATTCACGGGCGGGATCCCCTACCGTCAGCCAGTGTTTCGGATAACGGGAAGAGGCCACCACACCTTCGGACAACGCCTGCGCATCCTGAATGGCACCATAGCAACGAATGCCCTCTGCTGCCGTATTCCCCAGGACCAGCGAGCCCTCAGGCAGATAACGTTTTTCGGTACCGTCCTCTGCCACATAAGACGTTTTTGCCACCACAATGGCCAGATCGCCGTAATACCCTTTGAAGGACACCACCGCGCCCAGGTCTTTCACCGCTGTTTCGAGTTGCGAATTAGAGCCGCGACGGGTATCCAGTTTTTCGCGGAACAATTTAAAGCCATTCAGCAGACGCCAGACGGTACCGTCCATAATGGCAATATTCACAAGACCGCTGGCCTGGTCGCAGTAGAGGTCAAGATCATGTGTAGGATCGAACGTGTCACGATCCTGTTTTGACCACTCCTTACCACTACCCTGAGTGATGTTATTCTTCGTCGACCTGCCAAAATCGACCTCAATTTTCTCGAACTGGTCTCCTTCCATCGTGTATTTGCCATACAGCACGGCATTCACCGCCTGCATTTCTTCCACCTGGACAATGGCGTGCTCTTCCTGTTTGAGGTTATCAGTGATGATACGCAGACGACGGTAGGCCGGGTCGTTCAGCTGAGCCGGATCTTCACCGGGAAGACGCTCAACCGCCTGCTGGTAATTAAATTCGTGTTTCGGCTTGACGTAGCCCGGACGTAACACGCGGGTTTCACCACCACGATGACGCAGCACTTTTCCTTCAACAACCGGGGAAACATAGGCCGCCACCGGCGTTTTTCCGGTAATTTTGTCCAGCATCACCTCTTCGGTATGGAAATTCACCGTACGGCGGAAAAACAGCTCCAGAAACAGCGCACGAAATTTCACTTTTTGTTCGGTATAACCGAGTAACTGGCGGGTCGTAAACAATCCCATAAATCAGTTCCTTTCATTCAGAAATCAGTCAGGCCACCGCGGTGGCCTGATAACGTGTTACGGCAGCGCCGCGTGACTCAGGGCACTGCCGGCAAAGGCGTTGGCCTTTTTGTGTTCATCCACACTTTCAGGCCAGCGGATTGCCTCCGTCGCAAAGGTCCCCGACTTGTAATAGGTCAGCGCCGTCTCTGTGCCTTCAAGCGGCAGTACCAGTATGCCAACCGCACTACCGGCTTTTTGTCCGTCCCAGACCACCAGTTTCCCGGTGGCCTCATCCAGCATCAGGGGCGTCAGTGCCGGTGTTGCCGAGGAAATCCCGCTGCTGCCTGTGGCGGTATGAGCCGGATCATTACCGGCAAAAATACGTACTTCCGCACGCTGTTCAGTGATAGTTTTCGTCACCATATTGTAAAAACCTCCTGTTGATGGTCAGCACTGGCTTCATGGCATGGCCATGAGCATTTTCACGTCCGCATCACCGTCTGCTGACGTCTGTGGCACGCCACCCTGTACCGCTGCCGGTGAATGGTTCGCCATGATGCGTTCAAACATGGCGGTTGTGGATGCAGAGACCGGTTCTGCCTTACCTGATCCCGCAGCCAGCACAGCCCGGGCGCTCTCCACAGTCATTCCCGGGCAGGCAGCCAGCTGTTCAGCCTGCGCCTCAGCCCCTTTTGCCTCATCCAGTGCCATGATCTGATCACGGAGTGAGGGTCCGGCATCCGCCTGCGGTGAAGCAGCCAGGATCGGGCGGGCTTTTTCCACCGTCATCTCCGGCATCGCCGCCAGCGTTGCCGCCAGTTGTTCACGACCTTTCGCTTCTTCACACGCCATAATGCGATCGGCTTCACTCTGCGCGGATGCCACCGGCTGCTGTGGTGCCGCCGCGGCCAGAATCGCCCGGGCCTGTTCAACGCTCATGCCCTGTTGTCCTGCCAGCATCGTGGCAAGCTGTTCACGTCCTTTCGCTTCCTGGCATGTCAGGATCCCCATCACTCGCTGGTTCTCCTGCGCGGCGGCTTCCGTTGCAGTTAATTGCGGCATAGTGCCTCCTCTGACATTACTGTTCAGCGCCGTGGCCATCACACTGATGGCATCCGACGCATTGATTAATTCATCCGCCAGCCCGGCCTCAATGCCGGACTGACCTTCAAAAACGGCGGCCTCTGTTCCCGTGACAGCATCAACAGACAGACCGGTATACATCGCTACTTTTTCAGCAAACATCCGGCGCGCCGCATCAATGCGCTGTTGCATGTCCTGGCGAACCTCTGCCGGCAACGCTTCAAACTGATTGCCATCCACCTTGTGCGCCCCTGAGTAAATCAGCGTGATATCAACACCGGCCTGCGCCAGATGACCGGCATAGCTGACATGGCTCATCATCACGCCAATGGAGCCGATACGGGATGTCTGGGTAACCAGCCGTCGGGAGCAGGCCGACGCCAGCAGCATGGCTGCAGAGCAGGCCGTGTCATTGCACAGTGCCCAGACCGGCTTCTGCTGACGGAGGCGGTAAATCATGTCAGCGCAGTCAAACGCGCCGGCGGCCTGCCCGCCCGGACTGTCAATGTCCAGCAGTACGCCCCGCACCTGGCTATCCGCCATTGCCTGCTGAAGACAGGCGACAATGCCGTCATAGCCTGTCATTCCGGAAAATGGCCGCATCCCCCCCAGCCGGTGCACCAGCGTGCCGGTCACCGGCAGTACAGCAATACCGTTCACCACCCGGTAAACACGGGCCGGTCGTTTACCTCCGGCCATGTACTCGTCCGTTTCAGCCAGCATTCCGGGAGCATCAAACTGTACCTGCTGTTGTGGTACCGAAAGACTTGATGCCCCCATCTCGCGCCCGAGCGCGCAAAAGAAAACCCGCGCATAGGCGGGCTCCAGAAGCAGCGGTTCATTGAATGCTGCGGCAATAATGTGTGAAAGATTACGTCTCACGTGGTGTTGTCTCCTCTTCCGGCCTGCGACTCTCCGCTATCTGCTGCTCATACGCCTGCGCTATCCACACCGGACGTGAGAGTCCGGCTTTTTGTCGCTCAGCAGATTCCCTGACCTGCTGGCGGAAAATGTCCTGATAATCCTCGCCCATCAGCGCCAGCTCTTTCTCATACGTGCTCAGTCCGGCCTCAATGCGCATCACTGATTCCTGGACTTCCTTGAGCCCGTCAATGGCCATTCTTCCGGCTCCAATCCACTCAGCCCGTGACCAGGCTGATCGCGCCTGATAAAAATCAAAACGCGCCCGTGGCGGACGAATAATCCCCCGAAGAAGTGCCTCTTCCAGCCAGCAGGAAAACATCTGCGTGGCCAGCCGGGACGCAATAAATTTTCGTCGTCCCATAAAATAGCGCCACGACTCATTGGCGGAGGCGCGGGCACTTGAATAACTGACCTTCGAGTAATCCCGGGACAACTGTTCGTAGGAAACGCCAAGACCGGCGGCGATATACCGCAGCAGCGCCTGTTCAAGCGCCGAAAATCCATTGTCTGAATCCTGCGCAGTCTGCAGTTTCAGATCATCACCGGGGAAAAGGTGCGGAATTTTGACACCGCCCAGCGTCACGTTATTCGTGTCATACCAGGTGGAGAACTTATCCAGAATATTAATAAGCGGATTATCCTTCTGCCCCTGCGGCGCACCGGCGATATATTCAAAGGCCTTTTCGGTATCAAGTTCACTTTCAATCGTCGCTGCATACATGGCTTTCACAATGGCCGACTGAAGCTGTGTTGCCTGCAGGGAATCCAGCATCTTCAGCCGTTCCATGACGCTGTAAAACTGATTAGCCCCACGGGTCTGCCCGTCCTCCACCGGCTCGAAAATATGCAGCATGGCCGGACGCCCGGTGGGTAGTTCACGCGGGATCCGTTCCCATCGTCCACTACCAGAGAACGGAAAATCATCCTCACAGATATGGTACGCAACGGCACGGCCATATCGATCGACCTCCACCCCGGCCCGCAGAAAACGGTTCCCCATACCGTGTCCTGGCGTGTCCACCCGTTTCGGACTCACGGCTTTAAAACGCGTACGAAACAGTTGCGTGCTCTCCGTATCCCAGACCGGCTGCACAAAGATTTCGCCGTTAAACGCATGAACGCCCACACCTTCACGGATAAATTCCGTAAACGTGCGTTTCCCTTCCACGTCGATCTCGCCAGACATCCCTTCGGCGTATTCCGACCAGGCCGCCTCCACCTCATCGACAAAACTTTTTGCTGCAGTCTCCCGCATCCCCAGCCAGCGCCAGTTCGGACGGTAGCTGATCAGAAACATATGCCCGACAATATGATCCTTATGCAGTGCCACCGCATTGGCCGCTATCCCGTTATTGCGCACCAGATCATCTGCACGGGCATTGCCCAGACGCAACGCGGGCAACAGGGCCGCATCGGCACTCTGCGCCGGTGGCAACCACTCCGCCATTTGCCCGCCAAATCCTGCACCGCCCCCGTTGTAGCTGAGGCTCTCCCGAAGCGGAACACCGTTCACATCAATCAGGACAGGCGTTCGTTTCATAACCTCACTCCCAGCGGACGACGGCGGCGGCTTGTTGTCCCCAGCACTGACTCCGCATCATTGATCGCCCGGTTAAGATCATCCAGAGAGGCCGCCGTATATTCAATTCTTCGTCCATCTTTCTGGACAGACACCACCCGTTTACCGGTTAATAAATCAAGGCGCGCCTGACGCAGCGCCTGCAGTTCAGCGACTGTAACCATTCACTCCTCCGGACAGCTTCGCTGCCAGTTCTTTCAGGGTTGGCCGGGTCGTCTCTTCTTCCCGGGATTTTGCCAGTACAGCCAGATCAAGCTGCCAGCGTTGCACGGACACACGTAATGCCGCGTAGGCATACACCAGGCAGTCCAGCGCTTCGTTACGCCGCTTTTTGTTATCCCACAGCAGACGCATCTTTCCTTTTTCCCACTTCTCCACCAGCTCTTCCGCCACCAGTTGCTGCGCCTCTGTCTGCGAAAAAATCTCCGGATCATCAGGAAAACGGATGGCATACGACGTGGCTTCATCCGCAGGCGAGGGATCGGCTTTCATACGGGCATAGAGAATTTCTTTTGCGGTGTCCGTTCCCACTTCACACAGATACACGCCCCGCTGATTGCGGGTTTTTGGCATGGTGATCACCGGCTTGCCATAGACAGATGCGCCTTTTACCGGCAGCACCCGGAAAACACCGTGTTTTTTTGATCTCTGATAAACAATTTCACCATCGATCCCCCCGGTGTCCCAGCAGACACGGGAAATAGTCATTTCGGTGCCATCCGCATGGCGGTATTTTTTGTTGATCGCCGCATCCACACGTAACAGCGTCTCTTCCTCATCAGGACGCCCCATAATGATGATTTTATCCACCAGAAAGGCTTCCTCTCCCGGAGCCCATCCCCAGACATACATCTCAAAACGGTTTCGCTGCGAGTCAATGCCCGCCGTCAGATAAACCACCCGGGCAGGCACCGCCGCCGTGTAACGCACCACCTTATCCATCAGTACCTGGTGATCGAGTTTTTCGCCCACGGCCTCTTCCCAGGTCTCGCCCAGCGTGGTGTTCACAAAGGTTTTCAGGCCGTTGGGATCTTTCAGTGCATCCAGCCAGTCATAGACAATCTGTACCCAGGTGGTGAACGGACTGTACGCCGTCCAGATATGGAACGTGATGGAGCGCGGCGGCGGAATTTCATCACCCCGGGCGCTGAAAAACGTCAGACCGTCACGGGTCCACATGCCCGTGTTTTCACAGATCCACCGCCCGTTGCTCTGGTCCAGTTCAGACTGATGGATCACGCAGCCATGATGTTCACAGAGGTAGAAAACACTTTCAGGGCTGTCCTTCTCCCATTTAAGCCCAAAAGGCGTGGACTCATCGCCAAATTTCAGATACTGCTCCTCCCCACAGTGCGGGCAGGGCACATAAAAACGCATAAAATGCGCCGACTCGTTAGCGGCTTTTTCGATCTGGCAGGTGCCTTTGATTTTAGGCGTCGAGCCGCGAATGGATTTTGGCCACACCGACCCCTCAATACGCTTATCCCCCAGCAGGGTTGGCGAGCCCTCTTTTTCGACATCCGGCTCGAACGAGGAAAGTTCGTCATAGCAGACCACGTCCACGGATTTTTCACGGTAGTTTTTGGCGGCAGCGCCGCCCAGGCACCAGAAACCGACGCCCGATGAAAAGCGTTTCAGCGTGAGAGTATTGTCACGATGTTTACGCCCCAGCCATGGGGAAAGGTCTTTCAGGCATGGCACGTTCCGAATCGTCGCCTCCACGTGAGACTTCATAAAATCTTCAGCGGCAGAATCCGTGGGCTGAAAAAGCAGACTGTTTCGGGATTTATGCTCAATAAAATACCCGACCACCCCCAGCAACATCTTTGTATAGCCAACACGGGCAGATTTAATCAGGTTAACCGTGCGAACCTGGTCGTTACCCATACAGTTCATAATGGCGACCTGGAACGGCAGCGTTTTCCATTCTCCGTCACCGTATGAGGATTCTTTAGGCAGATAATAATTTTGATCAGCCCATTCAACTGGCGTCACCGGCAATGCCCTTATCAGGGGCTGTAATGCTGTTGTGACAGCACTCATCATATTATTCAGTTGTTGCTCTGATATATTCATCGAGTAAATCCGGTAATTTATCCCCTGCCCGCGCACACTGATTTGCCCCCTTCGCAATAAGGGTTTTCAGATGGTCAAGATGGCGCGGTGTTAAATCAGGAAACTGTCGTTGCATGGATAAAGGGATGGAATCAAGCGTACTGGATAACGCCATTGCCAGCTTGCTGAGGGCAAAAATACAGAACCCGGTGTCAATAAGTTTTCCTTTTGACACCTCATTTTTTAACTGCTGTGTAACAGCTTGTTCTGCTGTCAGTTCCCATCTGGCAATAAGCAATTTCTCCTCATAGTCGTCTTCGCTATCGCCATCAGGCACATCGTTTTTACTTCTTCTCAGATACGATATGTAAAAATCGCGCCAGGCATCCAGATCCAGTTGCCCTCGCTTATTCGATATCGGGGCACCCGGCAATTTCTGCAATCTGCGAAGCTGGCGATCGGTCAGACTTAAATGCCTGGCAACTTCAGTCTGCGTAGCCACTCCTCACCTCGCAAAAACTCTCACCTCACAATCACAACAAAACCGGCCATGTCCGGTTTACATGTCTGTTTTTTGTTCATGTCCGGTTCACAGAAGACCTGTTTTTATATTTTTCATATAGTTAACTTGAAGAGAAACCGGACATGGATCCCGGAAAATTTTCATAAATAGCGAAAACGCGCGAGGTCGCCGCCCCGTAACCTGTCGGATCGCCGGAAAGGACCCACGAAAATGATAATAATTATCATCTACATGAGGTTTATCACGACATGTGTGTACGCCATCAAACCACGAGAAATAATCAATTATTACGCAGGTATCGTATTAATTGATCTGCATCAAATTAGCGTAAAAGCAACTTCAGATAATACAAATCAGCAACACTGAATACGGGGCAACATTATGTCATCAAAGAACAGAACCCGCAGAACAACAACCCGCAACATCCGATTTCCAAACCAGATAATTGAACAAATTAACATCGCTCTTGACCTGAAAGGTTCAGGTAATTTTTCAGCGTGGGTTATTGAAGCCTGCAGAAGAAGATTAATTAATGAAAAATATTCTCAATTTGTACCCAACAAAGACAAACACGACCAGAGCACCTGTTCAGACAGGTTTACTTAAACGACTTATATATGACACAAAAAGCGACCACTAAAGTCGCTTTTTCTTATGGTAACAGGCAATAACTCTCTCAGATATTTTTTAGCATTTTTTTGACCGCGCGTTTCCGGACGTATTCTGTTCTCCTGTCCCTTTATATCGTCGGAATACCCGCCGCTCTTCAAATCCCATTCCCAACTCAGAATGTAGTCTGTTGACCGCTTGTTTTATTTCGGTCAGGTTCACCGGTGAAACCGGAGTCCGGCGCGCCTTACGCAAACACTCTGCTCGTTTCTGTGCCGCCACTTTTCTTTTCTGGTCATCACTTAGCTGTACCATCACTTTTGCCCATCGTTCAGCTGCTCTCCGGTACAGTCCTTTTTTCTCCAGACATTCTGCCACGTGATCATGTAGCATAAGTGACCTCCGATTATCTACAGACTGCCATCCTGAATTTACCTTCCCTTAATGAAATAACAATAAAAAACAAACCACGCAAAAACAATAAAACAACACACAAAAAAAACTAAATAATAAACAAAAATAATCACCTTATTTTATTATTTTTTGAGGGAGCAATTACTGAACAAAAAACGCTGACTATATACTCAAAACCAAACAACTATTCTGCCAATCAGGTATCATGGCAACACACGGAATTACCGTGTTTTTGCCTTCTCTGCCCATACAATACGGGCATATACTTCATTCTCTATTGTAATATTTCTATCCATGTGCCCCACTCCATTTACCTGTAAATAATATTCAAAATATTTATCACAGAAATCGTTTTTGGCCATGAACTGAGCACACTATAAAGTCCGGAACTGACTCTTTGTTAAATTACCTTAACGTTACCAGTAACACCTTCATAACAAAACATCACGGTATACACTGGGTACGGATATATTCCTGTGCTCCTTCCAGTTGCTTCTGCATTGCCATCAGCCGTTCTCTGAGGATGAAATAATCCCGTTCAGCGGTGTCTGCCAGTCGGGGGCCGGTTGCATTATCCACGCCGGAGGTGCCGGTGGCTTCACGCACGGTACCGGAGCAGGTGGCGTTGATCCGCAGGCGCTTACGACCAGCGGCAACATCAGCACGCAGAGTTTCATTTTCAGCTCTCGCATCGGCTAATTCCCTCGAGTATCTGGCATCAAGTGCAGCGACATCACGCTGGCGTATCTGCATATCAGTAATTGTCGCGTTCGCCAGCTCCAGCTCACTGGCTTTTTTATCGCGCTGCTCTTTGTAGATGATGGCGTGATCACGGTAATGATTCAGCCCCAGACTAAGCGCACCACAGGCCACCAGCAGGACAATGATAACCACGCACAGAACACGGTTCATATCACCACCAACGGATTGCCCAGACCAGAACAGCAATGGCCACAATACGAATGGCAAAAGCTGCCGCTCTTGTTAAATCCAGACTGGCTGGCGTCTCCACTTCAATGCCTTTCATAATGGACAACCTCAGAAAGAATCTTTTATACTTCCTCACAGGGAAAGTACCTCCCTACCCATAATTTCTCCCTTGCCTTACTCAAGGTCAGAAAACACAAAACCCCGCTTGCTGCCAACAAACGGGGTTTTTACTTTTATTCACTTAGGTTTTACCAGTTTTCAGGATTTCGTGTTATCCACCCGCGTTGGCCAACGTCATTTTTCAGGAAAATATTCTGCTATCTGTCGATGTCCCAGCACGCCAGCGCGCTCTCCTGGTCACGCCGTGAGACCTGACCGTAGCAATTATTTGAACGGATACGGCAGTCTCTGCCACCGTCCTTAATCCACCAGCGAATCGCCTCACAGGCACCTTTTCGATCGCCTGCATTAATTCGTTTATAAAACGTCGACGGGAAGCACTTACCGGGGCCAATGTTGTACGGACAGAATGACGCGATCCCCGCTTTCTGGGGTTCGGTCAGCGGCACCCGGATGTTTTTCTCCACCCATGCCAGCGCCTTGTCACGTTCGATGGCATTAACCCGGTCGCATTTTTCCTTTGACAGCTTCATGCCAGGAATAACAGGCTTACCATCCACCAGAATGGCACCACGGCAGATGGTCCAGATCCCCGCACCATCACGGTATGCCGTGGTGTGGTTACCTTCCTTTTCATCCAGAAACTGGTCGAGGATTTCAGGCGCAGAAGCACCTGCACCAATCAGCGCCAGAACGGCAGCCGACAGGCCGTATTTTATTTTTTCGTTCATGGGGATTTATCGATTTCTAATCCCTTGATATGTTAGGTATATAATCCAACACTCATGGTCGCTCTCATAAACATATCCCTTGAGACGCAGCAGATTACAACAAATGAAGCCATATAAATGAACAGTAAAGAAAGTTTGCGCAGAAGATTTTTACAACTAATGACAGAAAACGTTAAATCAGAGTTACTTCTTCTGATGGCAGATAATAACGAAGCAACAAGCAGCATTCTTGCAGACCCTTACGGTAAGATCTCACATAAAACGCTGGATATTATTACCACAACATTAACACCGCTGATGCTTCAACGGCTGAAACATAATATCAACGCATGGGTTAATGAAGAATTAAGTCCTCCCTGCTTATGGGATTCTCGTTACGCATGTCAGCAAAAAATGCGAATTTTCAACTTACTATCACCAAAGCTCAGGTAGCCATAAAATCCTGCCCTTCATGGCATACAGGATTTCAATGGAATCACAATGACCAACTCTTGCACAGCTGTATCCCTGACTCCCCGACAACTCAGATTTTCAGTATCTGCTGCTATCTAAAGAGAAAGCGCACAAATGCAAGGGTCTTTCATCACGTCCTGTTATTGATTGCCTGTGACCTTTTCTTACCTCATGGAACGTTTTTTCAGTTAGAAATATTCATTTTACAACCAGTTCGTATTGTTTATTCATCGACTACTCTCCCCGCGCCACCTTACGCTTATCTTCTTTAATCTTGAAATAAAGGTTAGTCAGATACGTCAGCAGGCCAAACAGCAGACTCCCCAGCACACCGATTGCCACCCACTGGGACGGAGAGACTTTGTCCAGCAGCTGCAGTAACCAGTATCCCGTCCCCACCGCTGACGTGGTGTATGACACACCCGTTGTGATTTTTTCCATCTGATGTATGTCTCCGTCACCGCCGACAGAAAATGAAAGTAAAGAAAAACAAAAAAACCGCCAGTGTCACCCACTGACGGCCAACTCCGGGAGCCGTGATTATGGCATTCAGGCTCTGCTAAAAATGCCAGATAACATTCCGGCCTCCCCTGATTCAGGTTATAAATGACACAATATCTTGACAACACCCGTCACTGTCTGTCAGAAAATATACCGCCAGGCATAAGTATCATGTGAAATCCAACTATCCTTCTGAGCCAGCACCTCTCCACCGAAAGTCAGTGCTGGCTGTTTTTTTCCTTAATAAAGCATCTGTAACTGAAACAATCCGCATATTGATAATATATTGACAGGCATCATTGCTGTC